ATACCTGCATAAACAGTATGAGCTGCATGAATGTTAAAAAATCCAGTTGTAGTTATTGCACCACTAGATATAGTTCCTATGTTTGTAAGGTTTCTTGATGAATCTATGACTGTTACAGGTGTTGCTCCCATTTGTATATTTCCAGCAGCATCAATACGCATCCTTTCTGTTGAACCAGTTTCAAATATAGTTTTACTTGTTGGATTTATTACAACATTTGCTCCACTATTTAAACAATGTATTTCAAAATCTGAGCTTTGTAGTAGTTCAACAGATTTATTTCCAGAGTCTTGCATTCTTAAAGTAGCAGTTCCACTTCTTTCTATTTCTAAACCACTTCCTGTATTAAATGAAGGACTTGTAGTTCCTATACCAACATTGCCTGAAGAATCAATACGCATTTTCTCAGAACCATTTACGGCAAAGGTTGTGACAGAAGATGATGCAGAAATAAAATTATTTGTATTAATTTTCAAACGAACAGTACCAGCTTCTAAATTTAGTGCTGCTTCACCATCCGTTGATTTAACATGAAGTTCGCTACTAGGACTTGTAGTTCCGATACCTACACGACTGGTAGAAGCATCAGACATTATTAATGTATTTCCAGATGTATCAAAAGTTTTAAAATCTGAATCTTGAGTTACACCAAAAGCTAAAGCTGTTGAATTAGGTCTAGTAAAAAATAATCCTGAAGTCCCATGTGTTAATCTATATGTTTCTTGGCTATCTTTTTGAAATCTCATTGAGTTAGAACCTGAACCCACATTTATATCAATTTTGGCATCAGGACTTGTAGTTCCTATACCAACATTTGCATTTGCTCCTTCAATAAATAATGCAGAATGATCTATAGGATTACTGTTAAGGTTTCCAGCTGCTTCTACTGCTAAAAATAGATCACCATTATAATTACTAAATATCCCTGCTCTTGTATCTGATGTTGAAGTATTTCCATCTCCCCTTTGTGAAAATCCAATACCACATGAGTCTGTTGATGCTAGACCAGAATTAGGTCTGTGTATTCTCATAGTTACATCATCTTCACCATAAACATCAAACTTATAGGAAGGACTATCATTACCGATACCAACATTGCCTGTGCTTTGAACCGTAAGCTGACCAGATGTAGAACTACTTCCATTTGGTCTCAGACGTACAGTACCACCAGTCCCAGAAGTGCTAAGTGTTGCATTTGAATCGCTAGAGGTGAAATGTGTATCTGCTGTAACTGTTCCTGTTGATGTTATCGCACCACTACTGATAGTCCCTATGTTTGTAAGGTTTCTTGAGGAATCTATGACTGTAGTTCCATTCATATCAAGTGTATGAGTAGGTGAAATATTTACATCAGCTTGTGCAAGTATTGTTGTATAACCTTCAGCAATTTGTAGATTACCTCCATTTGTTGCACCTTCCATTGCTCTATGATCGTTAAAATATATTCTATTATTACCACCTGAGAAATATAGACCATCATTTGCAGTATTAATATTTACGTTTCCTGAAGTGGTAATTTCACCACTTGAGATAGTTCCTATGCTTTGTAAATTATTACTATGAAAAGTAAAAGTACCTGTACCACCTATAGACAACCTTGCAGTTTCGTTTGTACCTAAAATTAAATCCCTAGAAGATGAATTGTGATAGACATGCATAGCATTTCCATCTAAAGCAATTGATCCTGTATATCCTGCACCAAAAACTCTAAGCTGTCCTGCACTAGCTGCTGACATACTTATATTTGTACTTCCACCAACAGCAGAATCACCACTTGCAGTTATAGCACCACTAGAGATAGTTGAATTAAAAGTTGCAGCACCTGCATTTGACATATCAAATACTAAGGCATTGATATTACTTCCACCATCACTTCCAAAAATTGTGAAATCTGCATCAGAAGTTGTTGTACCTATAAATGCATTACCCCCTGCTAATAAAACTTCTGGAGTATTATCAACATTAAAAGTTACGTTAGTTGTTCCGTCATTTTTAAATCTAACCTGTCCACCTGCTGCATCTAAATTAATATCTCCACCAACATCTAGTGTTAAATCGCCTGTACCTTTACTAGTTATTGAAGAACCATTGTTTGCACCTGCATTTCTTTTAATTATTAAACCACCTGTGCTATGCGTGTTGTCACCAATCATGTTGATTACTGCATCGTGATCTGTAACCTGTGGATTTGTGCTTATTTTTTTACCAAGATCAAACTGAACTGTGCTACTTGCTGATTGTGCTTCTTCTATGATTAAGAATTGTCTGCCTTGTATTGTTCCTGTTGTAGTAATACTTGTTTGCAAATTTGGATTAAACCACTCTAACTCATACGGAGCAGAACCAGATATATCAGCATCACTTGGTATTCTTAAAGCTAAACCACCTATAGAACCAGAAGTTGGTACGGAAGCAGGTAACATAAAAGAATTGTTAAATATAACCTTGCCGAAATCAGCGTCATTAGCACCACTAATAGATAGCTTAGTTTGTGAATTTACTTGTAAATTTAAAGATGTATTAGTTGTTGTTCCTACTGTACCAGATTGTAATGCAGAACCAGAGATAGTTCCTGCAAAGGTTGCGTTTTGAGAAGTGTCAAGCGTAAGTGCTGTAGCAGTTCCACCTGATGTTAGTATTAGTGAGCCTGAAGATGTTTTTATAAGAGATTTTGTTGTGCCACTTTCTCTAAAGCGTAATCTTGGGTTGTCATTACTATCGTTTATGGCAATTTGTGCACCTGCTTTTTGGACATTAATACCAGTTACATCGGTGCTAGTGTTTCCAATAGTTATATCTCCTGCAAAGAAGTTTCTTACATCAGAAGATATATAAACACCAAAAGCATTGGTTGGTTGAGTTCCCTCATACGAACCTCTAAATAGATAACCATTAGTAATCGTGCCATTGTCTCTATCTATAACTGCTCTTACTGCATCTGCGTTAGTAAGGGTTGTATTAGAATCATTTTCAACTTCTGCATATACACCAAATGCACTTCCTCTATCTGCTGTATTAGTGCTTAAAATATGTGATTTAAAAAAACCACCATAAATAGAAGTTACTGTACCTGCTCCTTGAGTTTGACCTGTTCCTGTGACACCTATTACTTGATTTGTTTGGGCAGTAGTATTGGCTCTTGCTGTACTGTTTATGCCTCTTAGAGCAGATGTTATTCCAGTTGTGTGCTGTGTAAGACTTAAAATATTTATACCATAAACTAAATCGGAATCGCCAGTAGTAGTTTGAGATAACTGTAAACCATAAAGTCTGTGTTCATTAGAAGTATCACCACCAGTTGCACTTGAATCTTGATCTATGAATAAAGCTCTATGTGTTCTATCAGCATCTAGCGTATCGCTTCCAGATGCATTGTGGTCTAGCACCATACCAGTAAAAGCAGTATTAGCTGTGCTATCTGTACAATTAAAATCGTAACCATTAGTAACAGTTGAAGTGCCAGAAAATCCTGTTATGTTGTTTAGCTTTCTTGAAGATGTTATAACCTCTTGTCCACCTATTGAAATACCTGCATTAAAGTTAGCTGCACCTGCATCTGACATATCAAGGGTAAGAGCAGTAACACTAGAACCACCATCATTACCTTTAAATATTAAATCTGCATCTGAAACTGCTGATTTGACTACTAAATTTGTAGAAGAATCTAAAAATCTTCCTACTTCAGTTCCACCATTATTAAATACAATATCACCACCATCAGCATCAAGGATAATATCTCCTGCTACATCAAGGGTAAGATTACCAGTATCAACATCTATTTCACCATGAGAACCATTGTGAGAAATTTCTAATTCGTTTGATAATCCTGTTCTTAGTTTTCCTGAATTAGAAGCAGTACTTATATTTCCATTAGCTTCAATAAAACTTCCTGCGGTTATACTTGTGCCACTAATTATTTTTTTAGCGGCTGATATACCACCTTCAGTACGAATAGAGCCATCACTTGAAGTAGCTTCTGTACCACCTGCAACTGCTATTTTTGAACTTACGTCTAACAGTCCTGAAACATTTACTCCATTAGTATCTGTGGCTAGTTTAAATGCATTGTCATGATAAAGAACTACAGCACCGTTTGCAGAAGCAGTTATCATGTTTTCAGCACCATTATTGAAGGTAAGATTTATTGATGCACTATTTGTATCTAAATTAAGGTTTCCATCACCTGCATCTTTGATGAAACTATCAGAGCTATCGTGAAAAATCTGTAAATCATTACCTGCACCAAATTGTAATTTTTGATTATCTGGCAAAGTAATACCATGTGAAAAATCAAACTCATCATTTGTGTTATCCCAAAGAATAGTTGCATCTGTTGAAGCATCTACTGCATCTTGAATAGTTATACCTGCTCCATTTGCATTTGCAGAAGAATCACCTGTTGCAAAGTTTAAGGTTATGTTTTTATCTTTTACATCTAAGTTTGTGGTATCAATCGTTGTGGTTGTGCCTTGCACCGTAAGATCGCCACCAACTATAAGGTTGTTAGAAAACGTATGATTGCCTGTAATGGTTGAATCTAAATTAAGCGTAACACTTCCAGAAGTTCCACCACCATTGAGATTTGTACCTGCAACAACTGCTGTAATATCGCCTGTGCCTGTGCCAAGTTGTGTACCATTAAAAAACAGACTGCCGCCAACATTATATAATCTATTTGTAGTAGTAGATGGTGCTGAGCCAGAGCCAAGCGTTAAAAAAGAAGTTGCAGCTAAAGTTGCTGCTGAAATTGATCCAGAACTTGTAAATGTTATTTGTGTATGATCAAACCTTGTATTAAATAATTCAAGAGTATCCATATCCATTTTCAAGACTTCTGTGCCTTGATTTTGCACTTGGTCAAAAGCAAAGTATTTTAGTTGAATACCATCTACTTTAAGAAGGTTTTTAGTATCACCACCAAGAGAGAGTGTCTTTGCTTGTCCGCTTCCTGCTAAAGCAAATATATCAGTTAATGGATCGCCATTAAGTGTAATCTTACTGGCATCAATTGTTCCTGTAACAGTTGCACCTGTAACATTGAGAGATGATGCAGTTATGTTTCCAGTAACAGTTGCATTTGTTGCAGTCATAGCACCAGAAGAAGTAACTATAAAAGCTCCTGATCCTATGTTTATGCTGCCTGCATCAATATCACCTAAGTCTGATTCAATTGCAGCTAGATTGGTAACATTAATTTCATTTGCTGTAATAGCATTTGCTTGAATGTCTACTGTCTTAATGGGTGCGTTAGCAACACTAAAAGTTAATGTTGTTGCATTAGACTCTGATCCTGTTGAGTTTATAGATGTTACAGATGCAACATAGTTTGAGCCTACAGGTATAAAATTTAGATCAACAAAATTTGTTTCTACTAGACTGTTTTGTAAAGCATTTCCACCGCTATCAGAAATCGCAACTCTAAATTCATAATCAGGATAGTCTGTTGGTGCGTCCCATGTAATTCTAGGCCTACCAGTAGGACTTGCATTAGTATCAGTAAATGCAACATTATCTGGCGGTGAAACTGCATAAGCAGATGGCGTGTTTTGTAGCGGCTCTGTTGGCTCTTGTGGTGGCACTTCCCAAGTGTAGACATCAAAGTATTCTAATAATGAAACACCAACAAGACCATTAGGCTGAAGCTCAAGAGCTTCTACAATAAATACTTTAGAACTAAACCCTAAGCCAGCATAAGTCAAATCAACAATATCTCCGATGTTGAGTTTGTACATTTCTGCTGTACCTAAGAAAGAAACTTTAGTTTGATTTCTGCTTCTGGTAAGAATAGTCTTTGCCATGTTGTAGGCAATATATGGACTTGTCACATAAGGAAACTCAGCTTTGATTTCAAGTATCTCATCACCATCATCAGAAAAATATTGTGGACTAGCGTTATGAAATACTGTTGCTGTATCTAGTTCATATCTTTTGTTAGCATTAAAGAACTCTACGATGACCTTATTTGCTTTTGCATCTTTATTGCCATAATCAACTGATATACCATTGTCTTCAATAATGTGCGCATCAGTAATATTAAAAGATGCAGAGCCTGTATCTTCTATCTTAAGTTCATATTTACCATCAAAATAAGTAAAGATACCACGCATATTGGCAAGCAATTCTTTTGCATTATCCATAACATTTTTGTTTGTATCTATATGACCATTACAAGTAAATCTTTTTGATTTACCTCTAATAGTTCCATCATCATTCTTATATTGATATTTAGCACCAACTGCGTTACCACCATTTCCTGTATCAGAAGAGTTGGCTAGAACTGTTGTACCACTTAAATCTTCAGCTTCGATAGTGTAGCTATTTGCGTTAATTACTGTGGCTATGGTATAGACCTGATTGATTACTGCTGCTGTTATATTGCCACCCAAAGATACTGCGCCAGTCAATAAGACTTCATCGTTGGCAACTGCTCCATGATTATTATCTGTAACTGTTATTGTGGCATCGCCATTGGTAGCAGATAATGTTACACCACCATCTGCTGTGGTATCTCTTGGTGGTACAACACCATCAAAATAAACCCTGCTGTCCTGTGTAGTTTCTCCAAAGTATTTGTATCTTGTTACAGCATCAATACTTTTGTCATCAATAATTGTTGTGCCATCACTATCTTTAAGTGTAATTCTTTGGTCAACTTTATTTTGCCACCAATCCTCATTGTTAGTTATTGTTATAAAGCTATCGCCTGATCTTGCACTATAATTTACATTTTGAAAATTGCCATTGTAGTAAGGCACATTCAATTGTGTGTCTGCTAAATTAGCAGCAGCACTAAATGTTGTCATATTTATTTTTGCATCTGGTATACCCTTGCCATATTCGTTATTCCTTATAAAATCTAAGAAACATAAAACAGCATTATCAGAGTATCCTGTTGTGCTTGTTCTTGGATCAAATACTTTTCTACCTTTAACCTGTACTGTGAGCTGTGGTACGCCTTTCCACATGCCTTTAGTATCGTATTCAAAAGACGCTGCAATGTAAGCAATGCCATCTAATCTATGCGCAGTAGTCCATTGACTACCAATAGAAGCTCTAAGCATAGGATCAGCAGTTTGTGAAGCTGCTCCATGATGTAGATTGAATACAGCTCTATATTTTTTTGTTGGATCAGTTCCGCTTTGCCCAGCTCTTTGACTACTAGCACTTGTACCACTACCAACCTGATCTGCGGTACAAAGTGAACCAGCACCAGAATTAATTTTATCAGAGCCTAAATACCAACCATCTCTAAATCTTACCTTATCTGTTATTGCATTACCATCAAGCTCTATGGTATTACCTAAAATTTGCTCAACTTCACCAACACATAATGCATACACTACAAACAAATCTTTTGACCTGTTTTGTGATGTATCCATGTAAACTATTTGCGCACCAACTCTCCTAGTTCCATAGATGACTGGTATCTTGCCACCTGCTGCAACTTTGTTGGCCATAATATCTTGACCTTTAGCCAACATATTTCTAGCTTGTAAGAAACCTTTAACACCAACAGCAAATGTAGCTGCTGATAAGACCATATTAATTTTTCCAATTGTATCTGCTGCTTTCCAAGCATTTAAAATTCTAGTTCCGACACTTTTAAAAAAACTACCAACAGCACCAAATATACCCATTAGCTACCCCACCTTACATCTTCTTTTGTTTGAGTAGCAAACTCTAAACCTTTGTCTCCTGAACTAAAGTCTTGCTGACTCTCTTCACTATAATGTCTGCCTTTTGTTAAGTTCCAATTTGCCCAATGGGAGGCTACTGTCATATTTAATACTGAGTTTTCTATATTTTCATCTATAGCAACATTTCTTATTTGCCCTGTAAAATAACTTATAGCGCCAACAAAGGTTTCATTATCGTCAAAGTAACCGATGTGTATTTCTACTTCTTTGTCGGTAAAAGCACCAGATTGTACTAATGATCTAACCTGATCTGTTATATTGGAAAAACCTAGTGTGATCTCGTCTACTTGTAACTTACCTGTTTCTGTAACTGTATCTACTGATAAAAATGATCCGCCAGCCTCATAAGTGTTAGAGTCATATACTACATTTGAATACCAGTCAGTAAGTCTAATTACAGAAGAAAGATTCAACTCTACTAAAAAAGCTATCTTTGTTGCTTTAGATGATACTTCGGTTTGTAATCCTGCTGATAAACTTCTAGGCATTAGGTAATAACCTCTCTAACGTCAAATGAAATAGAAAATAAATTACCAGCACTTGTTGAATACATAATTTCATTATTGGCAAGATAGACTGTAAATGATGGTTTGTTTACAGTTACACTTTCATTATCTGCTAGAGAAGCTACTATATTAGGCGAAACAACCACAGTTAATTCACCTGATGAGTTTGCATCAATATCTGCTTGCACCATATAAACTTTAGAATGATTAGCAAACTTTATTAGGTCGCCTGCTTTTAATGCTCCTGTTTGACTGTTAGCAAAACCATCAAGAGCTATAGTAGCATCTCCTGCTGTATGTGAGCCATTAACTAATATATCTGTTTCTGATTTAGATGCACCTAAGTTTTCTATTGGATGGACTATTGTAAAATCTTCAAATGCGCCTTTTTGTTTTTGTAAGAAAGCAAAGACTTTCTGTGCATCTTCTTGTTGCATAGGTGGCATTGCTACAGTAAAAGAAAAATATTGACCGCCTATTTGCCTGACTTGTTTCTTACCAGACAGAGTTTGATTAACCAGAGTTGGCCTGTTGTCTTGAAAGTTAAGTGTTCTAAAAGCTGGTGATGTTGGAAATTGACCTGACATTATACTATTCCCATCTTACCTTGATTGTTCATTGCTTGATTTATCATTGCTGTTATCAAACCTTTTCTTTGTGCAAGCAACTGATCGAAGCCTGCTGCATCTACTGTTGATATGTTAAAGTTTACAGTAGCTCCCATGCTTTGTCCTTTTGTATGATCTATAACTGTTTCATTGGGATGCAGTATTGCAGGGAAGCCTCCCTTTCCGTCCACACCACCTGATCTTGAACCAAACCCTGTAAAACCACCGCCATCACCAGATGGTATGTCTGCACCATTGAGTTTTAAATTAGGAAATATTTTACCAAAACTTGCAAACATTTTATCTATAACAAGTTTTTGCATAGCAATTCTTATTAGTTCTTCAACCACAGTAGTTGCATAATCTTTAAAACTAGCCTTACCTTTTTTAAGAAAGTCCATAGTAAGATTTGTTATACCATCATAAGATTTTTTAAAAACTCCTTGTATTTCTTCTTGCACAGTTTTTATTGACGTAAAGAAATCTTTATAACCTTTTTCAGCATCTGCAAAAAAAGTTTCTAATGCGCCTCTTGCACCAAAACCTGTTTCGCCATCTTCGCCTTCTTCATTTGGATCACGACCTAAAAGTAAGTCCATCAAAGACCTTCTTTTTACTTTTTCAAAAACTCTAGCTTGAGCTTTATTTATTGCTGCTGCTGTCTTGTTTATTTCTTCTGTAACTCTTTCTTCTTTAGGTGTCATGCCTTCAAGCAATCCTAATTCTGGTAATTGCTGTATGCCTAATTTGTCTTTTATTCTTTGAGGTATTTTATCAATTAAGAGATTTATCTTTTGTATACCTTCATTCAGACCATCTACTATAAAAGAAAGTACACCACGAAAAGCATTTGATAATGGTACAACAAAATTTCTTTCAATAGCTCTGAATAGCATCAGGAATGTAAGTTTTATTTTAAGTCCAGCTATTTCAAACTTGTTAATTACTTTTTCTATTATTACAGCAATCTCATCTCTAAATACATAAGCTGCTGCTAATGCAATACCTATGCCAGTTGTTATTGCCATAAATGGGTTAGCCATAGCCAACAATCTTATTTTTTTAAGAGTGCTTACAACAACAGTCCCTAATAATGCTATAGCTGGTATTAGCAGTACATCCATATTATTTGCTAGTCTTGATACAATACTTGCAGTTCCAGAAAAACCATCTGTCAGTTCTTCAATATCACCAATTAGAAACTGAAAATTGTTACGCAAAGCTACGCCAGCTTGTCCTATAGTCATAGGCATTTCTTTAATGAGATCATTAGTTTCTTCAAACCCTTGTATAAGAATTGGCATAACAACTTCTGCTGTTAATTTACCAGCATGACCAAACTCTCTTAATTCACCGACAGTCATGTTTAGACCTTCAGCTAACATCTTTGTTAAGATGGTGTTGTTTTCCATGACTGATCTAAGCTCATCACCTCTTAGTGTTCCAGAAGCCAAACCCTGTGCTAACTGTCTTGCAGAGTTATTTGCTTCTTGAGCATGTGAACCAGCAATAATAAAAGTATTTGCAACCATCTGTGTTGCTTTGGCTACGTCTAACTGTGTTGCGCCTAAATGTTCTGTGGCTAGTGATAATCTGGTAAACAACATAGCAACAGCGTCAAAATCAGACCTAGACTCAATTGCAATTCTTTTCATGTGATCCATTGCTTTTGAAGTTTCTTCTACTGATCCTGTAAAAGCCTGCATCCTGTTACGGACACCAATCATTACGTTACCAGCTTGTACAATCTCTCTAACACTAAAAGCACCAATGATGGTGTTTCTAAGTGTTTTTAATGAATCATTGGCCTGTTTTGTGCTTTTGTTAAAGCTATTAAAAGCCTTTTTAGACTTGTCATTACCAAATATATTAAAATGTATGTCTGACTTAGTTAGTGCTGCCACTTTTCTCTTCCTTTAATTCAAGATAAGCCAACCATCCCTGAAACTCCTCCATAGTCATTTGTTCTATTTCATACAGAGTCTTACCCAATTTTTCAGCTAATGCATATTTAATATATAGCTGCTTATCTTTTTTTACTTTTTTTTAACATCTTCCTGTGGGATGTTGTTCATCATCTCACTAGATACTCTAATTAATACATCTCTATCTACTCTCTCCAATAAGTTTTTCTTATCAGCTATCGTAAATAACTTTTCACCAGCCTCATCTAATGCTTTATAAATTAAAACATAAGCTAAGAGCTGAACATCATCATCTTTAGCTAACCTCATAAACTTAGAAGTCTCTGAAAGGGTTATAGGTTTACAGTAAATCTTAAGGGGGTTATCTGCATCCTCTCCCCATTCAGGGACTTCTATGATTCTTGTCTCAAGGCTATCAAAATGCTTCTTTGCGTTATCTATTGCTGACATCTTATTAAGCTGTCAATGTTGACAATCCGCCTGAACCTTGTAAAGCAATAGTTGCTTCTACAAGACCATCTGCTGATCCTGTTCTTGTTATACCAGTAACAATAGCTGTGCCAGAGTAATATTTACTCCCACTTGCTGCTGTGTTTGGATATACTTCAAGAGTAACAGAGTTGCCTGCATCTAAAGCTGTTTGCGCTGTATCGGTATCATCGTAAAAGACTTCTACAGATGCAGTAAACTGAGATAATGTTGAAACATAAGACCTAGAACTATCACCCATTGCAGTTTTTTCTACAACTTCTGCATTATGGTCTAGCGAATATGATCTAACTTCAGCCACAGTATTTGAGCCAGCTTTTATCACGCCTTGACTTCCTTTTATAACTGCCATAGTTATTCCTCACTTTTCTTTTTAGAAGAAGATTTGTGTTTTTCTTTTTTCAAAGAATGGGTTGCTTCTTCTTTCCAACCCAAGCCTAAATAATTGTCAACATTACTTGGATGACAATCAATAGAAATTTTACCATCTGGACTAATCATTTTCATGGTTTGTCTCCTAAACTGCTACGTCAGGATTTTTTTCCTTGACGTAATAATTAGTTAAGAAGGTAAGTGTTACATAACCTACTGGTTGCTCACCTTCACCTGTATATTCAATTTCTGTTGATTCAAGAAAAGTATCTTTTGCCAAACCGCCTAGCTCAACATTTGCACTTATTGCTTCTTCAACTTCTTTGCATATTGTATCAATAGTATCATCAAAGTTGCTAGTCGCCTTACAATATCCCTCAACAACTACTGATAGCTCTCTGCTCATAACTCTGTCTGATCCTAAAACTATTGGCTCAGATGCCTCTGCTTTTGTATATATAACAAGAGCTGGCAATGTATTGTCTTGTAGATTATAAACTCTTGATTCGTAAACATTTGTGCCTGTTGTAGTAAGACCTGTTAATGTTGTGCCAAAGTATTCCCTGATCTGTTGTCTTACATGATTTGCCATTACTGTACCTCTAAAAGTAATTGTGTCATGCCAAGATTGTCATTTTCAAAATTTATAACCTTATAATTAGTTGCGGCTTTTATAGTAGTACCATCTAAATTTTTTATAGCTGGTGCTGCTATATCATCACCAAATGCTATATTCGGAACATCTGTTGTCTTTACATGTGCTACTGGTTGAAATCCTTGTACTGGTAAACCGCCTGAATCTATATCTACATATTCCTGATTTAGTATAGCGTTAATTGTAGAAGCCGAGCCACCATTAGGTGTATAAGTCAAACTTATGCCATGTCCAAAGGTGGCATCAAGATAGCCATTAAAATCTCTATCAAACTCCATCGCCATAATTACTTAGCTCTTTTTTTTATCTTCTTTTCAGACTTTTCTAATCCTACACTTCTGTTTGTTTCTTTTTTTTCTTTGCCTTTATATTCTTCGGCCTTTCCATAACCAACAAGTGATCTACCCTCATCAAAAGGTAATTCAACAATATCACCTGCTTTTACTTTTTCTTTGTTTGCAACTGTATCTGCAAGTATTAAATATTTCATAGTTCCTCTCTTAAAAGCGGAGGGCATTAAGCCCTCCGTATTTTTGGTGCTTAAAACCATTTATTATGATGCAGCACAGAATGAGACAGCATGCCTCACAGCTACGTCAACTGATTGTAAAGCTACAACTCTAACTGTACCTGAAGTTGAATTGCTATAAGGATCAACTAAAATGTCTAACCCTCCAAACATTCCAATAAGTAAGTCATTGAAGTTACCAAAGACGTAATTGTTAGCTGTAAGCTGTGGTGAAACAACAGCTCTATAGCCATTAATTTCATCGTTTGCAGCTACGAATTGCGCAGTATTGGTTGCTTTCTCAGTAGTTTTAAGTGTGCCATAGTTTGATGGATGTACTATGTAAGCTAAATCGCCTAGTAGTGCATTATCAACTCTAACAGCAGTTTCCATTGAAACCATCTCAGCAAAAGTAGGAGCAGCAGCACTTGAAAGTGATACTGAGTTAATTCCTGAAGTGTTAGTAATACCTGTTGGATTACCTGAGCTTCCAGAACCTTCTAATGCAGCGTCATCAATAGCAATAGCCATTGAAGCAGCTAGATCGTTTCTAATTAAGTTTTCTACATCTAATGATGATTGGATCATAAGTTGTCTAGTAACGTCTGTAAAAGCTCCAAGAGACTTAGGACTCATAGAGACTGAACCAACTGTGAATTCACTTTCACCAGCAGCTCCGCCTTCTGAACTAATAAACGCAGCAGTTGATGCAGCAGTTTTTCTTGGGATTTTAACATCGCCAGACAGGCCATTTAACATAGTAGCTAGTGGCATTACTGCTGAGTTATTTCTTAACACATCAATAAAGTCGCCAGCTCTGTAGTCTTGACCAATAAGATCACCATCTGATCCAGCGCTTAAATCTCTCTGACTCCAATTTCTTAGAACCTCAGATGGCAACATTACGCCTTGCGCAGTTGTGCCATAAGCTCTCTGAGCAGCTTCAGATGCTTCAAATTCAAAACTTGCAGCTTCTTGTGCTTTTCTGTCAGTAGGATTAGCCATTGCATTAATAGCTCTTAAGATGCTAAATCTTTTTGTTTCTTTTTCTGTAAGACCAATATCTTTTGGAGTTTCTAAAGGAGTATCATTAGAAATATTATCTAATAGTAAACCTCTAAATTCTTCAACAGATTTGCCTTCAGAAATAGCTTGATGTGCTAGGTCTCTTTTGTTGTGCTTAACAGCTAAATCAATAATCTCTTTTGAGTTTCTTGCAAATTCTTTTTTAGCTTCTGCGGCACTTTCTGATCTAACTTCATCAAGATTAATTTCTTGTTTTTCGTTTTCCATTATTTCTACCTTAGTTATATTATCTTTTTCTTTAGATCGACCAACACCTACAACTCTGCTCTGGTCAGCAGGCACAGCAACGCTTGATATTTCTAGCGGAGTCCAGCTTGCTCTATAGTAGCTTTCGTCATCTTTATTGGTGCGAACTAATTTATCAATTCTATATCCAACAGATATGTTCATCCTAATTCCATCGGATACATCCCTAAAAACTTCTTGAGCAAGGTTTGAATTACCAAAACGAACCACAGCAATTGTCCTTTTTGCTGTCTCATCAAGTTTAAATTCTTCTACTACGCCAATCTGCTTGGTCATATCATGATCCATAAGCAGAGGCGCACGCCCTGAGTTCATAAATTCCATATTTATATCTTCAGCGCTGTGTCCTAGCACTTCCATGCCAAAACTACGTTCTACAGGCTCTTCGCTAGAAACACCAACACGAACCAACCTTTTTTCTTCATCAATATATTCTGATCTTGATAAGTCAATAGTTCTGTAGTTGACTTTTAAATCAACCACTTTTCTATCTTTTTCATCATCGTCATAGTGATAAGGCCTTTCTTCTTGTGTTATTTCTATTTCTTCACCTTGGTTTTCTTCATCCTCAACATGTTTTGCAAACTCAACAACAACTTTGTCGTTTGTTTCCGCAACATTGAGGATATGTCTATCTTCTTTATCTTTCATAGATTTCTCCTCTTTATTTTTGCTTGATAAAGGATGTGATGCAGGCAACAGATCAGTATCATGTTTGCCTGACTTATATTTACCAGTCTTTAGGACTCGTAAAAAATTATTTACACGTGCCATCGCCCATTGCTCTTTTGACGTAACATTTGGACGGACGCTTGAAGGATTAGTGTTATAAGCACCAATGCCTCTGTTGTAAACTTTTTGCAATGTTGCATAACTGGTTCTCTTAGATGGGTTGTCGCCAACTTCTTTATTATGTTCTCTTGCTTTTTCTCTTAAAGTATCTTCAGTACCTCTAACATTTCTTTCATCATTATCTTTTATCATAATCTTATTACCCATGCCTGCGTGATTGATACAATAATAGTATAGGTCTGGCGTATCAACATCAATTTCAATACTTATACTTGCACCTGCTTCTCCAGCCTTACCAATAACTTTTACATTTTCTTTATATTCTTGACCATCATTGTGGACACCATCTTCAATCGTTGAAAAACGTAATCCATGTGTTTTATTTGATTGATCTGATATATCAAATATGTACGTGTTTCCTAGTTCTAACATTAGACTTGGTGATAATTCACCATCTAAATAAAACTTGTTACCTTCACCATATTTGTTTTCACCTTCTTTAATTATCACTTGATACTCAATAGTCTCGTTTCTAACACTATCGATACTTTTTTCATTTTTCATTTTTTCAACTAATCTCTTAGACCAACTAAATCCTGCATCGCCACCCCATAATGCCCATGCTATCCTGCCATTTGAAGGATAACCATCTTCACCTGAAGAAAAACCCTCTGCTTGTTTGTCAACTTCATGTCTTGAGAAAAAGCTATACATTCTTTTAATTGTCTCATCTGATAAGTTTTCGTTTGCTAATATTTGTCTTGCTCTAGTAGCGCCAACTCTTGTACCGCCACGACCAAACTCCTCTCGCCAATCCAAGCCTCTTTGTGCTTCAGCTTTCATGCCTTCTGTTGGTTTAGCCATCATCATCCTCCGATGCGCCAACAATATTTGCTTCTACTGGTTGTTTTTGTCCAAATGGCTGATAAGCAAGCTCAATACCATATTGTTTTGCTAGTTCTATTTCTTTTTGATGTTGTTCAAAAAGCTCTTCGGTATCTCGGCCATAACTAGCAGAAATATCTGCGTAAGTAACTGTTCCATTTTGTAGTCCCACTACATTTGCTTGCATTTCTTTAAGAGGATCAATCCATGAGAATGATCTTGGTATATAGCTTATACCTCCTGCAAACTTATCATATTTTGCTATAGGCAAACTTAAGTAACCTGTTGATATAGACATTTCTAACCAAGATTTAAAAATTGGATCAACAAAATGTTCTATTACAAATTGTTGCATGAGTTGATAATTGCTTCTGTCCTCAAGCGCACCCTGACGGATTGAAGAGTAGTTGACCGAAGTAAGATCGTTGGAAAGAGAGTGATAAGAAATGTTTAGACCACTTGCAATACTTCTTAATACGCTTGTTGTAAAAGATTCAAATGCTGAAGTTGGATGTGTCGGATCAAAGCTCTGAAAAGACATTCCGCTAGGTAACTGTTCAAAAATACCAGCTTGTGCGTTCATTGTGGGTGAAAATGTATCTTCGTATTCTCCATCACCAACATAGCCATCACCATCAGGACTGGTGAAGAAACCCATTTTTGATGCTGCTACTCTTGCAGCCACTATCTCTGCTTCAAGATATGCATTGAGTTGTTTTACATTAGCCATAACAGGCGCAATAAAAGATACGCCTCTTGTTTGTTCTGCTCTATTGGGTAAGTATGCATGAATAATCTCATCTGCTGGAACTCTTATATATTGCTGTTCTGGTTTTGGATAACTGTTATCGTAAGGATGTTTTTTAAATAAATGATAGGCTACAGGCTTTCCATTCTTATTAACCTCCACACCCATCTTGATTGAGTTACCATTACCTTTCGCATCTACATTTTTTTGCTCATCTAAGTGGTCTGCTTCTAAAAATTGTATTTGAAAACCAAAAGGTGAATCAGTAGTTTTAATTTTTCTTATTAATACTTCGCCATCTCTTAGCAAAGTTTCTATAAATATTTTCTGACAATCAAGGAATGACAATCTGCCATTTGATGTGCAATTACCTAATCTTGACCATTCTCTCCAAGCACCTTCAATGAGCTGGTTTCCAGCAAGATCAAGTGAACCATCATTGTTCCTGCTCTTGCTGGATACTCTTACGCCTTGCTTGCCAATGACATTAGACACCATCAGGTTTAAGTATCTTGAGATATAAGCGTCATTGCGTGCTAACTCTCTTCCTCGATCTCTTAATATTCTTATATTGTCTTTTATCTCGGCATCAGCGCTAGTAGAGCTTGTTAAAAAGTCTGCAAATAGTCTCCCTGTATTTGCTCCTTGATAACTTCTCTTAAAAGTTCTTTTCTTACCTTTTTTATTATTATTGCCAAATAAATTATCGTACCAAGCCATTATGTGTACTCTGTTGGATTAATATTTTTTAATGAACCAAACTGTACTTTAATAGTATTGCCTGATCCTTGTTTGTTTCTAATTCTAGCTAACTTTATTTCTTTCATATATTCAGCTTTGTATCTATCTCTAAATGTCATTAATTCTTCAACAGACATTCTTGATAGTGATCTACCGCCTAAAGAAAATGAAGATTGATCTATTGTTGCACGTCCCTCTATAACAGCCTCTATTGCATCAAGAACTTTTTTTGCATGACTTCTTAGGTCTGCATTTGTATTTGCTAAGTTTATTGTTATCTCTGTTCGTCCTGAGTCGACCATAATTCTCTCAGAGTCAGCGCTTCTAGTTATGTATGCTTCCCAAATATAGTCGCCAGCAGTATAGCTTGCTGTTGTTGATGATCCTACCTCTATATAGTAAGTATCATCGGCTTCAGTTGCGGTTATTGTAAATTTTTTATTACCACCACCGCCTGAGTCATCATGAAACTCATAAGTAAGAGCAAACGTGCTTGGAGGATAGTCAGTAGCTAAATCGTCTCTTTTCCATGTAAATCTGTCGCCTGCAACAAGTTTTGCAGGTTCGGCAGTAGGATAATTAGTTCTATCGAATTTATTACTCAAGCAGACCTCTTAAAATAGATTAATCTACTATCACATTATGGTTTTCTATGCAAATGTCAACGATTATTTCCAAGAAGTAGCAAAATTTTTAGTGTTTCTTTGTTTTTTCTTAGACTTTTGTCCTGTTTTTGCCATATTTTGAGCATTTGTTATAATTTTTTGGTCTATAACGTCAAAATTTGGATTTAAAATGTAAATAGCTGCAAAATTATAGACCATTGTATCTAAGGCTTCGTTTCTTGGACGTATTTGTTTCCATACAAGTGATTTTCGACCACGCACAAACTTTGTTATTCTTTTTTCTGCTGTTAATTGTTTAAAATACTCTTCATCTACATCTGCTGGAAAATGCAATGTTGAATTTTCAACATCTGTCGATAACCTTGCAAATATTGCTTCCTTTGCTGTATCTGTACCAACAGGATATAACACAGCTTTATTCTTACCAACAAACGAAGGTTTGTTTGCAATAGGCTTACCTAATTGGTTTATACCTTTGATACTAAAAACTCTTCTTGACTGTCTAGGTTTTGTAAACTGGTAAACTTGATTTGTATGATGCCCACCAGAGTCAATACAAACGCAAGATACAGGTAAGCTCCTACCAGAAACAGTTTTAAATCTTTGCTTAATGTATTCATCTAATTCCTGCCAAACCTGTATACTGTTTGGATCACCCCAAAATATTCTGTACTCAAGCACCCAAGCCTCATAATCTTTTCCAAATCCCATAAGCTGCAATTCAATACGATCTTTTTGTGTGTCGCAGCCAGCAGTAATTACCAAAACATCATCTGGTATTGTATTTATATCGTAATGTAATCTTCTTTGTAGTAGAGTTTCATACTCTACTCCTTCTCCTTGCTCTTCCCAAGTTTCACCTAATGCTGTGTTAATCCAAGTCTTTAACATCTCTGGTTGTTTTTTAGCTTCGAGAAAGTTTTGCGCCATATCTGCCCAAGTTGACCAGACTGAATATAACTCTGATATATGAAAGCCTGCTGTATCTTTACTTGTATCTGTAGCAACCCAACGTCCATATTTCAACATCCAACTTTTTTTTGACTCCTCTATAACCGAACCACAATGATCGCAAGCGTAAGTAGCAGTTTCAGGTTTATTTTCTTCCCATACTACATTTGACCATTTAAGAACTTGATACTCATTACATTCAGGGCATGGCACTTCATAGTATCTTTTATCAGATTCCTCAAAAGCAGTTTCAATTCTTGATAAACCTTTTATGGTTGGTGTTGAACACATATATATCTTTCTGTTCCAAAACGTAGTTGTTCTTTTTGTAGCAAGTGATATAGGATCGCCTTCTGTACCAGCAGAAAGTTCGTAACGATCACATTCATCTGCTAATAATAATCTTACTGGCCTTGATGCCAGACCGCTTGCAGAATTTGAACCAACTATTGTTAAGTGTCCTGAAGGAAAAGATTTATGCAGAACTGTGTTGCCTGAATCTCTACTCCTTGCATCTTTTACGCAGTTACGAATTTTCTCTGAATCTCTTATCATGGTTGCAAGCCTATCCTTAGAAAATGCTTGAGCCATCTGTAATGTTGGTTGCATTATTAGCATAGGAGCTGGATCGTTATCTATGTAATAAGCAATTACATTCAAAAGTATTTCTGTAGCACCGACTTGTGCTGACTTCATAAAAACTATGCGATTTATATTTGGATCGTTAAAAGCATCCATAATATCTCTTTGATACTCTGCTCTGCTTGTTCTCCATTGCCCAGCTTCAGCAGATGACTCAGCAGATAACTTTCTATACCTGTCTGCCCAATCGCTAATTTTTAGATTTGGCGGAGGTGTCCAAGTCTTTTTTGTTTTTTGTAGTACTTTTTCTATATTTTGTAGGTATTCCATCATGTGCTAGTTCTTGTAATGCATCATATACTTGTTCCTTTATAACTTCTTCCACTTCTGGATATTTTTCAAGAGTAAGTACTTGATGAGCTATCCTTGAAGGTAGACCTAAAAGTTTTGATCTTACATTGCTAACATAGTCTATCCATGTATCAGCTACAAGCTCTGCTGGTATTAACTTGGCCTCAAGCTCAGAAACCTCTAATTCAGCCTTGTCTGCTTGTGCCTTTGTTAATCTTGCCTTTTCTTCAGCAATATCAGCAGTACCATCCTTCTTTGTATATCTAGCAGCTTTTCTTAAATAGTTTAAATACTGTAGCCTACAAGCATCTATGTTTACAGGTGATCTACCAGAACCAATAGTAATAACATTATTTCTTATAAGGTCATTGATTGATTGTGGTGATAATCCTAAATGCTCTGCTAGTTCCTTTCTTGTTGCCAATATCGGTATCCAAATTACTCTCTAAATCAATAATATACTTGATTCAAAGCTCTTTTACAAAATTATAGCCTGTAATATAAATATGGTGAATGTTATAGCGCTGTCTCTAAACAAAACCTTTGGTGTTGCAACCTG